TTGGTGTCTGATCTTCCGTCTTGACCGTGAAAAAGTCATAATTGACAAAAAAATTCAGAACACCGTCAACCACCTGATGATTCATTTTTGAACCCCTGATTGGCTTGGTATCACCGTCTGTTGTGACATACTCCAAACAGTCATACATTCTTTCAGCCACATCCGCACATTCCCGCTGCTTCTTTGCAGATTGTGGGAAATACTGGATGCAGAACTGATTGGTACGTTCATACCGTTTGCCAAGGAAAAGGTTGTTGTTTGGGTTCAAGCAAGCAATAAAAAAACAAGGCTCTTTCAAACCTTGCTTAATTTCTTCATTGTGGATTTCATAATCATCCCCAAATTCTTTGTTCAGGGAACAACTGATTGCTTCAACTATTGAATTTATCATTTACCAAGTCCCCCTAAATATTTCTTAATTTTGTTTTCAAGCACCTTTGGGGCAATTTTCTGTAATTCCTGTTCAGATATGGTCATCATAAACTGACCCTTGACCCACCCTGAATGATTGGCTGTCCTGTGTCCGTACTCAACATAGGATGCGTATTCAACCGGGTTCACAATTTCAATGACATAGGTGTCACCAAAATGATGTACTGTCAGGCTGTCAGCATATCCCTTTGCTGATGATCTCTTTGAACCAGTCCAACCACGCATTAATGTACCGCCCTTTTTTCCTGAACTTGCCGGGTACTGTCCGACAGGTGTTCTTTTTACCACCATGCGAAGCAACCGGGCAGCGAGTTCCTTTGCACACGATTCCACAAAGTCATCAGGATTTTGCAACTTTCCCAACTGCTGCTGAAAGTCTTTCAGACCTTTGCAGTCAAATCTTCCCATTCTACCCATTTATGCGTATTCCTTGAACAGTTCAAGTGTAATTTCCTGATGCGTTGGATATGTGGAAGGGACACCGCTGCGTGTGTAGTCCGTGGTCACATTGTCCTGTGTTACTGTCAGTTTTGACCCCGCTTTGATAGTTACATCCGGGGAAACAAACAACTTTGTGCTTTGCGTGATTGTTGCTGCTGATTCTGACTGAATTGCTGTTTGCAATTTTTCAAAAGATAATCTGCACGGTTGGTCTTGTAAGACTACAACCTCTGATTCTTCCATAAGTTTTGACTTCTCATTTTTTACCTTTTGCAGTTCTGTCACCGTCAAAGTACCAAAATAGGTTGCTTCAATGGCTTTCCTTGCGGCCTTTTGTGCTGCCTGAATCTGCTTTACCATCTGATACGCCTGAATGAATTAAATTCAGCCTTTCCATAGGATAAAAGGTAATTGATGAAAGAAGTCAGTCTTTGTTCAGGGGTCATTGAACCTTCACCAGTTGCAAAAACCGTGTTGGTGTCCCCTGCTTGAATCTGCTTGACAGCATATTCTAAATCAAACCCGGTAAGGTCATCAGGTGCAAAGGTTTTCTTGAAAAGAAGAAATTCACCCACCGCCATATCAACGGCAATGTGTTCCAGTCCTTCCGGCACATCATTCCAGTTGATTTCATTCTTGATTGTATTGCGGACTTTCTCAACGCAAAAGGTCAAGGCAAATTCATCATCTGCCTTGACCTCATAACCGAATGATTTCAACCGTTCTTTTACTGTATCAGTATCAAACATTGCAACCACCCTTTCAGATCAGAAATTATCCACGGGAAATGATACGGGCAATAGGTACTGCCTTATGCTCAATAGCCTTGGTATCAGATGCAACCAGTGACCAGTTCTTACCAGTCTTTAATTCCGCATTTGTAGGGGAATTTGTTGCCTGTGATGCCTTGGTATAAGAAACACCCGCAACAGAAACAGCGTGACGTTTACGGGAAATCAGTGTATCTTCACCGCCCCTTGTCTTAGCATCACGAACCATTTCATAAGGCACTTTTGCACCTACATCCTCAAAACCAATAGCACCTTCACCAAGGATATAGGTTGTGTACTCTGTGTACGCATCCTGTGCCTTGATTCCCTTGCCTGTGTCCTCTGCAACGGATTCAACAACCTTAGTAGGTAAAGAATCATCAATGATGACCAGTCTGCCGTTCCAAGTACCCATTTCAAGATCACGCTCAATGCCCTGTGCATCTGTGTACTTTAAGTATGCAAGCAGTTTCAGGTTTTCAAGGTTGGTAGCAACTGCACTGTGACAGTAAACCAACTTGAACTTCTGCTTGTTATCACCGCAAGCCTTCTGAATTGCACTGTTCAGGGTTGTTGCATCCATCTTCATAGTATCATCAGTATGTTCAGCACCCGCCTGTGCAATATCATAGGTGTGTGCTTCAACAAACGTTGCATTGGCTTTCTTAATGTCACCCGTGCCAGTGTCCTTCATTCCAAAGACACCTTCTAAGATTGCAAGGATAACATCCTGATCCACACCGTTCCAGTAGTCATTGATCTGATTTCTTACGTTTGCCATGAAGTCAGTACCACCAGTTACATCATAACTGAAATCTGCTTCTGTCCAACCGTTCATTCTACCATAGGTAAAAACACCCTGTTCATAGGTGTCAGTCTTGCCCGGTGTAACATTGTCAACACCGTCATAGTTCTGCGGTGTGCCGGAAAGCAGACCAAAGAACGGTAACACTGCGTAAACAGTGCCAGTCTGTGAGTTATTCACAAAAGTGTCACGTAATCTTGCATCACCAACGATTGCACGGGATTCACGCAACTTGTTCAGTTTCACATTCGGAATAGCACTCATGTACTTACCGAACGCCTTTTCATTAAAACTTTTAGCATCAAATTTTGCCATGTTTCAATTACCTTCCTTTCATCAAATTAAATCTGTGCATCCGGGTTTGCTTCCATGTAAGCGGTAAGTTCGTCATAACTCATTTTTGAGAAATCGACCGTTTCACCCTCACCCGGTTTCTTTTCCCCTGATGCCCCCGGCTGAAAACCTTTGAAATTCTGCTGCTGTTTCTGCTGCTTCTGTGCTTCAAACAGGAATTTGGTATCATCACCGCTTCTTAACTTCTCGATCTGTTCATCCAGTCCCTTGACATTTCCGTCCTTGTCAAGTTTGGCTTCTCCAAGTTCAAGTAAAGCTTTGACCGCTTTGATGTTCTTTGCCTTTGCACCAGTAAGTGCCTTTTCAACCGCAAAATCAATTTTCAACTGGTTCAGTTCAGATTCATGGCTTGCCTTAGCTGTAGCGTTTTCAGTCTGTAAGTCCTCAATCTGCTTTTTCAGATCAGCATTGTCCCCGGCAGATGCTTTCAGGGTTTCTAACTGCTTGTCACGGTCACCGACCTGTGTTTTCAGTCCTTCAACCTCTGTCTGCAAGTTCTTAATCTCTGTTGCAGCAGTACCCTTTGCGTTCTCAATGTCATCACCATTGATTTTCATTACTGAATCAACCTGTTCCTTGGTAAGTCCTAAATCCTCTAACTGTTTTCTTGTCATTTCTATACCATCCTTTCAAATACGTTTTTATACGGGGTTACTCCCACATGATTGATTGGTTTTGTTCGGTTTACGCTTGACAACCCGCAAGAAAAAAGACACCCGCTGCCGGATGCCTTTTCTATATGCTACTTGACCCAGTAGCCGGGAGATAATCAGGATCACCATGCCTTTCTCATTGTGTACGTTTTCATGTGCCTTTTATCCCCCCTTTCTGACCTCATATAACCGCCATATAGCAATTATTACAGGTCTATTGATAACTTGTTAAGGTATGAAAAAAGCACGGTCAAATAGCCGTGCTTTCATTCTTAATATCTGTTGTATTTATTCAGGTAATATTTGAACTGATGAATCAATCACAAATACACTTGTTTCAAATTCACCATCTTCATCTTTTCCTTTTACTTTGTAATAATGTTCACCAAGTTCAGACAACGGTTCAATCATTGTAATAGTTGCGGGTAAATCATCATTTTCAAAATATTCAGTTATGATATTTTTTTCGTCCATAATAATCACCACCTCACTGTTGCACTTAGTTTTGAAACATCTGTTGTTATATCCTTATCATCAACCCTTAAAATACCAAACTTGTTTTCCTTTGCCAGTGAAAAATAATATTCTACATCATCCCTGTTTGGCTGTGGGTCAATATATCGGATAATACCATTTTCTTTTTCTGCAATAAAAACGTGTGCTGATCTATTTTTCCAAGCAGCATATATGATATACCTTGAACCGTCGGGGGCATTTGCTAATGTATTTCTGATAGCCTTTTCACTTTGATTGAATGTGAAACTTGGTGTATTTCCTGATGAATCAACAAAACATTCATTTCCCCAAATAATTGTGTTGTTTTTCTTTGGTTTTGGTAATGCTTCAACATCATAACCCCTTCTTCTTAATTCATAAGTCTGAACACACCTTTGACAATTTACACCATATTGTGTACCGCTTGCATAATTAGGATTAGCACCTTTCAACGCATCAGTAATATTCATTGGTGTACCTTGACCACCAAGAACAGGAAGTTGTGATTTCCACTGATTCTTTTTCTGAATTAAGTCTTGAATCTTTTGCTGAATATTTTTCAGTATATTCACATTCGGTTCATCCGCTTCTGTTACATCACCATAACCATCTTCTATTGAATTGAAGTCTTTGAACCAATCATCATAGGAATAGCCGTCAGTTGTGTCACTAAACTGCTTTTTCAAGTCTGCGATTTCAACATCTGCATTAGCAATCTTCTTTTTCAATTCAACTGTATCATCTTTTTTGACTGCTTGCAAGCCTGACTTATCCTCGCCATTGACAAATGACTTTTCCCATTCCTTATAGGTCATGTTGCCCGGTACAAAGTAGGTCTTGCCTGTTTCCTCATCCCGCGCAGCACGTTCACCAACAGCATCAAATTCATCATCAAAATATGGTACTGTGGTTGAACGGCAATGAACATGAAACGGCGGTGCAGTCACACCAACCTTCCATTCAGACATAGGGAAATGTTTGCCATCCATACCCCGGCATATATCCGAAGTGTGGGAATCCAGTGTTGCCACAATCTCAAATTGTTCAACATCCAGTTCTGTGAAGCAGTCCTTTTGTGCTGCGGAACTGAAAAAGGCTTCTTCTGTCATTACCAACCGCCCGGCGTTGGTCTTGGAAGTGTTCATCTTCCGGGCAATTTCATCAATGACTTTCTGCGGGTCTTTTCCCAAGATGATGTTCTGTGTCAAGGTGTTGTTCAGTTCATTGACCAACTTCTGACGGTTGCCCCATATCCTTTCACTGAAATTCTTACCATCAACCGCCCAAGGCTTATTGATGACCTTGCTGATCTGCTTGTCATCCAGTGCGGAAAAGTCCCAACCAACGCCCACACCCTTCTGAATTTCATAGGCTGTGTGATAATAGCCGGACTTGTAAACATTCCGCATTGTGCTGTCAATGCTGTCAAGTTGGTTTCCAAACATGACTTCAATGCTCTGTTGGGTCTGTAACTTCAAGGCTTCCAGTCTGCTGATATGGAATCTTGCAGATGCATTTTCTAACTGCTTGACCCAAGTGCCGTTGATCGCATTTTCCTGACCGTACTGAATGTATTGATTCACATCCCATTTCAGTTCAGCAAGTTCCTTTGCGTTCAACATCCGCTTTGCTTCTGCAAGGGTTACCCCGTTGTTGGATGCAAAACGCTGATACCATGCAGCAATCTGACCTTCAAGTTGCTTCTGTGTCTGTCGGTACTGTTTTTCAATATCTGCATAACACTGAACACCTATGTTATGTTGTGACTGTTCAAGCAGTTCAAAACGCTTCTGCCAGTATTCACCGTTATTCATCTACTTCACCGCCCTGACTCCCCTGTGACGGGTCACCTTTGTTGTCAGGGTCATCATCTGCACCGTCACCGTTCTGATTCTGTGTGCTAAACGGGTCATACTGTGCAAGCATTTCTTTCTGTGCTTCTTCCTTCTGCTTTTTCAGGCGTTCCATTTCAAGTTGCGGGTCATCTACCCAAGGGTGCATACTGATGATAGTTTCATCAGAAATGATTCCCTGTGACTTCTGACAGTTATCAATAATATCTGATTCATTCATCAGCATATCACGGTTGAATATGATGTCTACTTCTTCACCTTCAAAGTCACCCTGTCCTGTATTGGCAAGATGACAGTTAATGAACCAAAGCACATCATCCATTGTTGCCTGTGCTTCTGATTCCGTATCATTGGCATCTGTATCAATGTCAGAATACATTGACTGAATGTTCATCTGATTAGGATTGCCGGAAAGTCTGTCATCCTTGGCATCATAACCCATTGCGTTCTCAATCAAGGCTTTCTTGAAGATTTCCACAATGGTCTTGTAATTGTCTGCATTGACTGTGATTTCAAGGGTTTCAACCCCACCCTTGGTGTCACCGTCATATCTGACTTTTACTACACCATAGGTTGCAAGGTTCTTTCTGAACTCACCCAAATTAGTACCGTCATAGTTCTTCAATACCAAAATGGTGTTCCGGGCATCTTCTTGCATATTATTTTCAAAGTCAGACAGCATCACATTTATACCATCCTGTAATGACTTGACCTTCTTAATCAGCGGTGTTTCCTGTTCATTGGCTTTCAATGGAATCAGGGGAACACGCTGCCAGTTGAACACCTGAACATTTCCGGCAGCATCCGTCATTGTAACGTGTGGGAAGTCTGCGGTTTCATTGTTCACAATGTCAGGAATCAGTTTCCCGCCATCAAGAATGAACAGGTGAACCCCATTCAGATCATACAATTCAACCTTTTCAATGAACTTCCTTTGATTGCCGTCATAGGCAACCGTCACATAATGCCTGATGAAGAAATCAAGTTCAGTGTGTTCAGAATCTTTCCAAAATGGCAAAATCTCATAAGCGGGGAAAAACCTGAAAGCAAATTCACCCCGTTCATTGTAGTATGGGTATAACCAAGCAATACCGCCATTATATGCGGCCTTGCCCGCACTTTTCAATGTTCGCATGAACTTCTTGTCAAATATCTTTTTCAGCAGTTCAATGTATGCAGTGTTTTCACCGCTTAGTGTGAACGGCTTACCGAACAGATAATTGGCTTTCTGATTGACCATCTTTGCATACTGGTTATCAACAATTCTGTTGTTTGGTAGGTTCTCAACAACTTCAAGTTCCCCACCTTCACCGATCATTGTACGCTTGCGGTGAATTACATCATGGTCACCGTCATAATACAAAAATCCTTTTATCTGCATCATTCTACGGGGTGAACACTTCCATGCTGCAATTTCCTTTTCAAGAAATTCCAAGTCGGTCATGTGTGCCTTTGCCCCTTGCAATATAAAGTTGCTAAGTTTTAATGTAATTGCATCCACAAAGGAACTGAACACGGTTCAATTCACCCCTTTCATTGCATAATAAAATCAAAACCCCTGAAAACACTATGTTTCCAAGGGTATGTGTTACTAATTTGTTTCTAATATCTCAAAAAGTAGTTATACAGGTGTCATAGGCGGTCACCGATTGCAACCGCCCCGGAGTAAGCATTTGACAGCCTTTTCCTACCGTCCAAAAAGAAATGGCTGCTGACACCGTGTATTCTACCCGGTAATTGCTTAATCAAAACTAAAGGCATCACCCTTTGCCATCTGTTCAATCGCATAACGCATTGCATCCATCAGGTGATTGAAGTCATCAATAGGGCGGTTCAGTTTCTTGCCCGTCTTAGCATCCTTATCCCACTGATAGTTGCTGATCTCTGTGATGAAATTCACGCAACGGGGATGAATGATAATGTGATAATCCTGTATGAAGTCAATGCCGTTGTTGATGCTGTCCTTGCCCTTCCTTGCTTTCCTGATTCCTTTCAGACCCAGTTCACGCAAGCGGTCAATGCTCTTTGGTTCTGCTGAATCGGCTGTGATTTTCTCTTTCACATATCCCATCCGCTGAACCTGTTCGGCAATGGCTTCATTACTCATACCCGGCTGATACATTTCATCAAAGACCCAAATAGTCTTACTTGACTGATCTATCAGACCACAAAACAGTGCTGACGGGTCATTTGTATAACCAAAGTCAAGACCGAATACAGACTTGACCCCGGCAATCTTCTTGACTTCATCAACACTGAACGCCTTTTCTTCCCAATTTTCATAGACAAGACCGTCTACAATACCCCAATCACCAAGCCCCGCCACTTTGTAACGCCTTGGGTTCTGCTTCTTCATGGTTTCAAAGACTTTCAAGTCTGCCTTATCCAACCATTCATTGCACT